AGTCAACCAAATGGTTGCTACAACTGGTGCAGATCTAAACCATTTTGTATAAAAGATTTTGAAAATTGATTTCATCGGTTTACATCGTGAGCACAACCATCACCAGTATAGTCATCACTGTCATAATATCCACCCTTTGTACCAAAAAAGATTGTCAGTCCTACAAATGGTAGTGCTGCTAGTATCAAGAATGTTTCTAAGATCATAGTACTTGAATGACTCCTTTGACATCTGGAATCTCCATCATTAATTTCTTTTCAATACCTTGCTTCAATGTCATAACACTCATAGCACATGTTTCACATGCACCACCAAGTCTTACCTTAACATAACCATCTTCAGTCTCAACATACTGTAAAGACCCACCATCTGCTTCGATGTATGGTAACAGTTCTTCTAAAACTGTTATTATGTTTTCGTCTGTTAGTTCCATTATTTTTTTAGATGTCCTTGCATTGCTTCTAATGTAGTCTTCATGTTAATAAAAATAGATCCCAAATCAGCATCACCAAAACCTAATTGTTTAGATCCTTTTAAAAGATTCTCTTTCATTTTCTTTGCTTCTGGATCATCAGACAATGATATTCTAGTCCACATTATCTGTTGCTTCTCTAATAGTTCTTTGATTGTCTCAATGTGATGCCACTTAGCCTCATCAGTCATCAATGGAAACTGTGCGATAACCTGATACAGTTCTCGCTGTAGATCCATAATGTCTTCCATCTCACTCTTTACATTCTCAGATTGAAAAAATTTACCCATACCTTTCCTTTATCCTCTTCAATAAATGATTACGATACTTATCCTTGTCAATATTTAGAAAGGGTAAGTACTTCTTGATCTTCAAACCAACAGTCTTCCATACTGGATCATCTAACTGTTTATCATAGTCTTTACAATAAGAAAACAGTTTCTCATAGATACACATCTCTTCTACACTGATACGACCAGCAAGATGCTCCTTGAGTATAGGTGGATGACCTTTAGATGCATCGAAGAACTCTTCATAATCATATTGATCCATCATATCTTCCGAACCCTGCTTGAAGTTATAAAATAAACTCTGCTGTCTCTTCATCCAATCTTTATATACTACCTCACCTGTCTTGATAATGTTTCCTATCCATACACCTTGAGGATTATCTGTTGCTACAAAGTTAGCAAGAAAGAAATCACATACCTCTTCATCTTTATACTTCCTTGATGTCTTCTCAAAGAAGTACCTATCCTTTCTCTTATAGAATGATTCTATCTTAGCTCTAGATGCACCACCATACTTATGGTAATCATACTTATCTTTCGTAAAGTGATTCTTAAAAGCAAGATACTTTTTGTAGGTATCAAACGGTGTCATTAGACATCATCTCCGTTAATGGATTGCTAATATTTACTGTTGGATCATCTAAAAACTCCCAGTTATCTTTATACTGTTGATACTTACAATGTTCCTGAATACATAGGGTCTGAGTAGAAGCAGTAGCATGTCTAGGAATAATATACCATTCTTTATTATCAAAATGTAAAGCAAAAAAATCTATTGAATCTTCTGGGTATGGATACTTTCCTCTACCATTTTTTTGTCCATTAGTTCCTTTCGTTATAGTAAATCTAATAGTATCGTTATGACTTTTATATATTGATGATTTTACTTGTACACGTAGCAATTTACCATCAACATCTACAACAAGATCATAATCAGCAGTTCCTATAGGCATACTAACCATATATCCATACTCAGTAAAGCATTTAGTAGAAAATATCTGCTCGGATATTTCTCCACGATTTATATTGTTATGACATTGAAGCTTCTTCGTTCCAAAAACTTCATTGCAATGAACTACGCTACCCATTTTGTAATACTCTAGTTTTTACATTAGTCAATTGTTTATTTGCCCTACGCCACTGAGGATCAGAAGGACATTTATTACAGATCTCATGTGGTGTTAGAACTTCCTCTGCCATAGCAAATAAATCTTCTATCGGTGCATCTATTGGTGTTGCTTGATAGTTTAGATATTTCTGCCATACAGGATCATCTAACTGACCTGTAGATGCAAGTGTCTCATGTAAGTATGCAATACTAGGACACTTCCATAGTTTACCTGAGTATACCTGAAGATTAGGTGCAGTGCAATACTCAAATGATTTTTTGATATTACCATCCTCATAAGGATAGAACTTATTGTCTTTCCATTGTAGCATATCAAACCACCAATCATCCCAAGGTTCAGAAATTTCTAACAATTCTAAATTTATATTCTCCTTCTCTGCACGTTCTATAAAGTCCCAAGTGTATTGATATGTTTTCTTACCTAACTTATTCAACGGTGAAAGATGTAAACTGATACGAAATATTCCACCCTCTTTCATGTGATCAAGAATCCATTCTGTATTCTGAGGGATCAATAATGCATTAGAAAATATTTTTATATAACAACTACCCTTATAATAATCTCTAAGTAACTTACATACTTCATGTGATCTAGGTTCAAGTAATGCTTCTCCTCCTAACACACTAGCATGTGACCATACATCTATTCTTGGTAGTAAAACTTTTAAATCTTGTAATAAAGAATCAATAGACAGACCACTACCAGGTGCAAGTACGCCACTGTGATGATTACATCCTTTACATGCTAAGTTACATCCATTATGAGAATGAATGCTCAACATTCTAAAGGTAGGTTTCTCTTTTGATCTATTCTCTAAGTCTTCAGGTTCTGGTTGAAAATTTTCGTGGTAGAACGATTCAAATTGTCTTAGAGGTGATCTGAATCGTTTGATCATTTAGATTACAAATCGTGCTAACGATGTCTTCTTCAAGTAATTTAGATTAGTTGCATTACATTTCAACTTTTCCTTCAATGGTTTAGAAATTAATTTACTTACACTTTCAATCTCAATACTATTCTCTTCACAATAATGACAGATTGCCTCAATATAATTCATTGAATCATTATCTTTGACTAACATCTCAATATCATTTGAAAACTTATCTTGACATAAGAAATTCTTTTTCAAGACTAATCTCATTTCTGCTTTAGTTGCCACTTAGTTTGTCCTCCACGAACTTTTCGATGTACTTTACAAGTAGTTTCATATACTTCATTTTATCATACTCTTCGTAAACTTTCACCTCTCCGTTCTCACATGTCATAAGAATGACAAGTTTCTTTACAGGAATACCAGTCCTTTCATAGAACATACATGCATAAGCTGCTGCCTGTACAAAATAGTTCTCAATCCAGTCTCTTGGTTTAGGTTTAGCTGCTGTCTTAAAATCTATTATCGATAACTCACCATCATATTCTGCGATACAATCAACTGTACCTGCAACGCCCAATTCAGTGGAATAAAGACTTTTTTCGAGAGCGTATATATTATTTATCTTTTCTAAAGATTTCTTAGACTGAAGAAATAACATCTTAGATCCAGGTGTGTCAGGATCTACGTCTTTATTCAACAAATGATTCTCTATTAGAGTATGTACCTTAGTACCACGACTAGTAGATCTCTTAGTGATTCTATCTGCTTCTTCATCACCTACTCTCTTCCTCCAGTTCACAAAGATCTCTTTGTTGAAATGAGAAGTAACTGATGTGATAGACACCATTGGTCTATCGTTTACAGTATAGTATCGCACTCCTTCAATAGTCTTCCTACTCAGAGCAGGAAGATCACATTCTACATGAGTAAACATTACATACCTAATTCAATTTTACTAATAAGATAACTCTTAACCAATCCAGATCTTACAATGTCATTGATGTCGAACTCTATTAAATCAAATTCAGGCATACGATGAATGATCTTTTGGAAATCTAAGATACCATTTTTATCATTGGTTTTTATAAGATCAGTTTGTGCTACGTCACCAGCAAACATAATCTTACAATTCTCACCACACCTTGTCATTATACTATCTAACTCATGAAAATTCAAGTTCTGTGACTCATCTACAAGAATGATTGAATCATCTAAGGTAGTACCACGTATGAAAGATGTACTCCAAAACTTTACACTATCTTGAGTCTTAAGATTACCCCATAACATTTCAAAGTCATTGTCTGTAGGTAACTCAAACATATACTTGACCATATTCTTATATGGTATCTGATATATGTCAGACTTATCTTCATGATCTCCAGGTAAAAAACCAATTTCCCTAGTTGATACTAATGACCTAACGATATACAATTTGTTGTATGGTGTTAGTGGATCTAATACTTCCTTTAGTGCAAGATATAATGTGATAAAAGTTTTACCAGTACCAGCAGCACCATATAAGAATAAACTTTTACCATCTTTATAAGAATCAAAAACTCTTTTTTGATTCTCGGTTACAGGTTCAACTGGAACCATCATGTCAGAATGAAAAGGTTTCTTTCTTTTCATCTGCTTAGTAGACATACCAGCACCAACTTGAGTAGATACTTTCTTTTTTCTTGCTGGCATGTTATATAGGGAAACGTTTTTGGGGTTTTACTTTAGAACCAGGCATCTCTGATACCCTAGAAAGAACTTCATTCCATCCTCCATCAGTTCTAGAATACACATCACCTGTGGCACTGACCACACCTCCTGATCCTTTTGACCAATCTTTATCCCAGTCGGGATTATCTTTTCTCCATTCATCATACTCTTTCATAGACATGACGAGTTCTTGAGTCTCCCCAGTCTTAAGATTCTTTAAAGGATATGTTGGCATGTGTTTTTGCGAGTGTAGTATTTATTTGGTGGTAATCACCTTTCTTTTTACTAGATCTTGTTGTGCAGCACTAAAATGTAATGGTCTAGAATTACACATGTTGCATACATTCTCAGGTAGTCTACTATTATTACAGAACTTTGTCAACTCTTCATCACTACAATCAACAGATACACCATCTACCAAATACTCTTTCCATTCTTCATCATCAGACTGGTCATGTACATACAACAACTCTCTCATAAAAGCAGTATTAGGACACTTCCAAAGTTTACCATTATATAACTGTGTATTAGGACAAGAACACCAATTGAAACTCTTCTGAATATTTCCTTGATTATATGGATGTACTTTACCTCCTCTTTTTTTTATAGAATCAAACCACCTATCCTGACCAGTATGATGTTCGGTAATCCTTAGTTTCCATGGTTGATTAGGTGCTGGACCTACAAGCCAATCATACTTTGTTTTAGATGCAAACCTCTGCACAGTATCAATAATTCTTTTACCACGTTCTGTAGTCTCAGGAAGATGCAAACTAACTCGTAGATATACTTTTGGATGCTCTAATATATCGTAGATCCAATCCTTACCTTCCAATAACTCACCATTAGTGTATAGATATACATCTCCACTAGCATATTCTAAACACGTACGAAATATCTCCTCACATCTTGGATTTAATAATGGTTCACCACCAATAACAGATGCTCTACCAAGATCTATTCTTGGTAAGATTGTTTTTATATCTCTTATTAAATCGTCAGTATCTATCTTACTACTTGAATGAAAGTAGTTACTAAAATGATTACATCCTTTACATTGTAAAGTACAACCTATTGCTGTACTTATATCAAGAATATCTAAACTTGGAGTCATAATGTACAAGATATGCAGCACCTATAGATGTGCCACCGTCATGTGATACTGGTTCTGTATATATCTTTACATGTTTAGGTAAAGATTTAATTAGTTTATAATTTGCAGTACAATTTAAGAAACAACCACCAGACAAACATACATTATTGCATCCAGTAAGTCTTATTGCTTTCTCCACAAGAAATCTCATTCTGCTTTCCCACAATGTTTGTATTTCATGGGATGGTCCTTTACCATAAGATGCTAGACCCATAACCTTTCCAGCATCTCTGTGATCAAACCCTTCCTTTACTGCTACCTCTTCAAACAACTTACCAATACCAGGATTATCATCTTGAATTACTCTCTTATGAACTCTCATAAATTCATTATGACTTACATGAAATATACTTTCACACTCACCATCAGATCCATTTCCATCTACTACAACCACTGCTGCCTCAAGAAAATATGAATTGTAATATGCAACAGCAGCATGTGTTAGATGATGATCCTTTCTATAATCTATAACCTTTGCCTCTGGAAATATTCTCTTTACCTTCGCTACATCCTTTGATGAAAACATATTTTTATCATTACCTACTCTTGCAGGTGAGTAATCACAGTCTGCAAGAGCAATATAATCAGGGTACTCACAAAAATCAAACAATCTACTAACTTGAAAGTCATACTTAACTCTTGTAATTCTTTCTGCTTCTAAGTACCATCCTATCTGACCATCTATCATACTACAGATGGATCCATGTTCTGCTAAATTTATACCAAGTATTTTCATAAAAACTTAAGACCCAAAAAATTTGCCGAGTTTTTTTTCCCGAATATCTGAAACAAAAAGTTCATTTTGAAATTAGCTTATGTATCTCAGGAAAATATAAGTAGTCCAATTCAGTAGACTCAAAGGTTTTGAATGCATCTTCAGGTGACTCTACCAAAGGTTCACCTGCTAAGTTGAATGATGTATTGAATAATATAGGTACTCCTGTTAATTGACAGAATGCATCAATCAAACCATAGTAATTAGGATTCTGTCCTAAACTCAAAGTCTGTATTCTACAAGTGTCATCTACATGTAAGATTGCAGGTATCAAATCTTTCTTCTCTGGTCTAACATCCACAGCATACATCATAAAGGGTGACTCCTCAAGACCTGCCATGTCAAACCATTCATGTACTACATGTAACTTGATAGTACCTGCAAATGGTCTAAAAGATTCTCTCTTCTTTATTATATTGACCTTATCTTTACCATCAGGATCTCTTGGATCATAGAGTATAGATCTATTACCCAATGCTCTTGGTCCTGCCTCAGATCTACCTTGATATATTGCTACAGTATTACGTTGCTCAATAATCTTAGCAACATCCATAAAGGTTACAGTAGCACCCTCAATATGTGAGATGTCGTGCTTAGGACCGAGATAAAGACTTTTCATATTCTAATAGTGCAGATCCAATTGCAAGACCACCATCATATGCGATGGGGTCTACATATAAATTTATATCCAACTCCTTTATTATACGATAATTTGACACACAATTCAAGAAATATCCTCCAGAAACACATACATTTTTTTTACCACTCATCTCTATTGCTTTCTTTACCATAAACAAAGTATGTTTTTCTGCAGACTTCTGTAAATTATATGCCAAGTCTGCTTCAAGATACTTTGTACCAGTATACTTTGTAGTATTACCATCAGGACTCAACACTGTACTACAAAGACTATGACCATACTCCTCATTGAATAAGTCTACAGGTGTATCAGGATGACCATAAGCAGATAGACCCATTGTCTTACCACCTTCTATCTCATCAAAACCACAGTACCTAGACACTCTTCTAAATGCTTGACCTATACTTGTCCTATTACTATAAAGATTATCTTCACTCCAATAAGGTTCATACAATTTCTTTGTTTCATCCTCACTCCAGAAAGTAGAGTAGTGTCTAAACAATGGTGTTAGGTTATCAAATATTGCTTCAGTCTCACAAAATCTAAGTCCATCATGTTCATGAACAGATCCCTTACCATCCATGACAACCACTACAGCATCATCAAATGGAGAATTATATAATGCATTAGCAGCATGACACTCATGATGTCTCTGCCTGTAGTCTATAATATTATTACACCCTTTACTCCTTACAATATTGACAAGTTTATTCTTAGCAATCGTCCTCTCTAAGTAGACTTGTGGATTATATCTAGTGAAACAATCACATATGGTAACAGTATCAACGGTATTGTCAACATACCTATCTGCAAGAGTCTTCGCACTAATATCTCTTTTGATTCCTGTAACACGTTCCTCCTCCAAATAAAATTCAAGTTCACCATCTTGTATAATGGCAAGAGAACCATACTTTGCTAAGTTTATACCTATGATTCTTTTACCCATCCAAGTGCCTCACTCACAGCAGGAAACTGCTCTACAAATACATCTCTTACTGCTTCAGCAATGACCATGTGTTCCTTCTGAGTACCATGTGCTGATCGTAAGTTGATATAATGTACCCAAGACCTGCATGATCCTGTCATGTATATCCTTGTAGGTACAGCAAGAGGTAGCACCATACGAGCACACTCTTTTGCAACACCCTGCTCTACCATCTGATTATATAATGACTGAGCAGAACTAAACAATGTCTTAGTCTGTCTTTGTAATTTATCTACAACATCTGGATCTAAATCATCAATACTATTCTGTCTATTCTTTGTGTCCTGTCTACGAAATTCTGGTATAGGTATAGTAACATCCTTATCCTTCAAGAGATTAGTGTCAGCATATCTCTGACTAAACTCTTGGAATGTAAATGATCTATGCCTTAGTATCTGTGCTGCAATAGCACGAGTAGTCTCAATCTCTACTGTCATAGTAGACTGCTCGAACACAGACCAATGGTTGTGTTTAATACAATACTTCAGTAGTCCAGAATACTTTTCGTTCTCTTGATTATTAGGGTTAGATACTCTGGCAATATATGCCATCGTCTTCTCAGCATCAGGAGTGATGCTTACAAGTTTTACTGTCATGGTCCTTCGTAAGTCTCGTCGTAATCAATCTCACTTGGTTCTATGTCAGAGTATCTATAAGACTCTACATCAGAATAAACTTCTGCTTTGAGTGCAGAAAGTAACATCTCCAAGTCAGTTACTATGATCTTTAGTTTGTCTTTATCCATGACAATATTATAACATAAAAAAAGGAGGGGATCAACCCCTCCTTTACTTCAACTGCAGGCTTTTGCCTTGCTTCTAACCTTGATACCACGATACATTAGATCGTGATTTCTCTTAGAGTTATGCTCGTTGATGAGCATTGATCTGTACTCTTCAGAGTCATACTTGACTCCACGGTAAGTAACTTGTGCCATTGGCTGTACCTAAAGGTAGGGTGGATAAGACCCCGTTCCTTCAGTCGGCTTTTGCGTCCCAACAACCAGATTCAGTGTTTGCTTTGATAACTTCTGTTAGTTCTTCTTTATCTTCCGTAGAAAGATAACTGTTAGTAACAGCATTCTCAATGAGATGGTCTGCTCCTTGACAGGTTAGAACTAAAGTTCCAAAACTAGCAATGAATAAGTTCATGGGATGAACGATTCCGTTCCGAGTCGGCTTACTTGCGACCTCTTGTGAGGTTGAACGATTGTGTTTATTCTAACACAGTTATATTATATAGTCAAGTACTTATGTATCGGTTGTTACCGATCTCTCCAAACTATATCTGTATAAGCCTGTTCAACAACACTACGTGTAATTTTATACTTCGATTGTAAGTCTCCATCCTTTACTAAGCATACAATCTCTGCCTCATCTGCATGTAAAGATTCGAGAAGTTGTATCAACATATTCTCTCGTTTCATATTAGAGAGTCTATCATTGCCACCCTTGACAAAATTGTATAGAGTTCTCCATTCATGCACAAGTCTTGTATGACCTGCTGTACCTGCAGGTGCATCATTTACTTTGTAAGGAACTGAACCTTCTGGTACTGCACTTTCAATACCTTTATCGAAGTTCCATATCAATAATGCTTTCACATCATCCCTTATATGTTCCTGTAAAATTTCTACTTTTCTTTTTACAGTCTTAGCACCATGTACTGCTCTAAAAAGTTCAGAAACCAAAGGGTTATTTGGTAGTTTTGCCATGATTAGTCGTCATCATCGTAAGTTGTGTTACCCTCAAATCTAAAAGCAATAAGTTCATCGGGTAGTGGGTTTCCATTCTCATCATACATTTCTGGATGAGAATACTGAGGAGTTATGTCATGTATATATGCTCGAATAAGATATCCAGCAATGACACCTACACTTAGAGTAAGTATCCCAACCATAACAGACAGAGCAATAATCGCTTGTTCCATGATTCCTCTTTGAGTTTTTTTAGTTGAAGCAGGTTTGGTTCTTCTCCTCATCAAAAGCTCAACGCCTTTATTTATGGAGTCTAAATCAACTTCTTCTTCTGAAGATACTGTAGTGTTTCTTTGCATCCACCTATATGCTGTGTATCAATTTGAACTTGAGGAAAGGTAGCACCTTGCCCAAACTCCTTATAGAATTGTTCCTGAGTAAAGTGTTGTCCATACTTGTACTCAACATAATCTATATCAGTAGCAGCAAAGAGTTGCTTGACTCTTTCACACCACTGACAGTTATCTTTTGAGTATAAAACAGATTTCATAGTAGTTTAGTTATGTTGCCGACAATTACTAGTCGATCTTCTGCACCTATTAATTTATCAACCCCATGAATTGCATAGGATGGATAAAACATAAGGTCACCTTTAGTTTGAGTCTCAGGATAAATCTTTTCATCTCCTACTAGGAAATAAAAACATTTTTGATCAGGTACATCAACAAAGTGTATCCATGATAAAAGATTTCTGAGTTCTGTAAAGTGATGATGTGGTGTAATCTTTGCACCCATCTCTTTCTTATAATACTGACCCCAGATACTTGAGTAAGAAAACATTCCACTCAATCCAAACTTAGCAAGAACTTCTTTTAGTTTAGGAACATAAACTGAAAGTAATTCCTTATCAACATAAGAACCCTTACTAAGGTCAACATTGTCACCATTGTTAGGATTCCTATGATACCCTGTGTAATGAGCACCTAGATCTTTATCCTCCTTTACAGTAAGGAAGAAGTCAGAAGAGTATCTTTGCTTCCATTCAACAATAGTATCTTGAGGAAGTTCAAACTTCTCTGACCAGATATTCATCTGAATAGAATAGGTGATTCTGGAACTTCTAATATCAAAGGTGCTTCCAATACACTCTCTAGTGTATCAGCCATTCTTCTAAAACCTGTACCAACATACCATTGACCAGTACATACTGCTACAGCACAAAGACCCCAAAAATAATAATAGAATCTACTTTTCTTTTGCCTTGGCTTCATCCTCTTTTATACGTTTCCTCACCATTTTAGCATACTTTACATCACTTGGCGAGTACCAATCTGGATGCTTCTTTGCTCGTTTAATAATTTTCTTAGCAGCTTTCTTATCCTTCAACATAAACTTTCGCACAGCGAAGTATTTATACTCATAAAAAAAGACCTCTTTCGAGATCTTTTTATAGTTGTTTTAGAATTGTTTTTACCCTGTTAGAATTGATCTACACGCTCGCTCACCATTTGGTTCGTTTTCTAGATCGCATAAACACTCAATGTATTCGGACATTTGATTCGGTTCATTGAGTTCTCTGTCATTTATTTCCCAATAAGCCAGTTGATTTTGCGAGATAAGATTGTGCATTACACATCTCCGTAGTAGAACTGTTGGACACCCATAACAAA